AGACTGCCGCACCAGCTTGCAAGACAAGCAAGAATGCTGGGATTGCAGTCAGCCAAAAGTATTTATTTTTTAATCGTAGTTTCCAATTAATCATATATTTTTCCTTTCTTATGGTAATGTTGTAGGCCAAGCCTCATCTGTCAAGTATGAGATAGCACTTACTCGTATATCTCCAATATCTTTATCTGTGGGGATAGGGTCATTAAATGTAAATTGTATGAAGTTTGAGTCGGTTACTCCTCCGAGATACCATATCCCATACGGCTTCCCAGCGTCATTATAAATTCCACCAATCAGTGACGCCTCACTCCTAAATCCTGCAGGTATTCCACCAGGACCTAACACTTTAGCCCCTTTGTCCCCACTGCTATTGTGCCTTGCGAATCCAGGTCCATTACGTCTGCCTATTCCAAACCAACCCCATTGAAGACCTCCGAACTGGTAAGTGACAAGATTGTTTACTCGTCTGATTTTAATGAACGAGTTGCCTGCTCTAGAGACACTGTTTAACGTTCTCCAGCCAGTATCGCCGATTAGAACACGCCAGCCCGTATTACCATTTCCACTCTCTTTTATCCATTTCAGGGCGCCATTCGTCACATTGACGTCGACATAGGTCGTCCCGATTTCGGCAGTGATACGACCTTCTGGTGAGCCTGTACCACGGATTTCTTGCCCTACATTATCTGGTAGCGGTAGAGTGACATTATTACCCCCGGCAATGCCGAGGGTATTTCCTGTCAATGTAAGCCTTGGTTCAGGCTTTTGGTTCAGTGCCTTCACATCACGGCCGACTGCTTGAGCGAATTCCTCTAAATTGCTCATAGCAATCACGCTTTCGCTGCATTATATACGGTTACTAAATCAAGATTGGCAAAAGTGTCAAGTCGTGTGCCAAGGTCAGCCAATTTTTGAACCACCGCGCCTTCAGTGCTACCACTCATTTTAGCGATTTCCTCAGCGATTTCTTTGAGGGTATCAAATTTTTCAGATACCCCTTCACCTAAAATGTCATTCTTGACTGCAGTTTTAGCTTGTTCAATCAGTTGTGTGACTGTCGCATTGTCAATCTTTGTATCGATTAACTGCTTCAGTGCCTTGTAATCCACTCCCAATGCTTGAGCGAATGCAATCCATTTACTTGTATCCATGTTTTATACCTTTCCTAAATTGTAGTACGTGAGCAAATCAGGGATTTCCTGACATGCCCCACCTTCGCTTGCAGTTCTACCTGCAAGTTGTTTTTTAACTTCTTCTGCGATATCCAGCTCCTTGAGAGCATGGACTTCTTCTGTGACCAATTCTTTATCCGAAGCTACTATCTTGATGTGGGTTTCTTTGTCACTTGGAAAAATATATCCGCCAGCGCTAATCTCTAAGCGGTGTTTCCCAATTGGCAAGATAGTATCCAGATTAAAATTCACGCTTGAGTTCGTGACAGTTACCTTCTTCTTCCATTGGTACTTGCCCATGGTCAGACTAACGACCGCCACCTCCCCTTCTAGAGAGGGGACGGCTCGATAATCTTCGTCTAATAGGACAAATCCAAAGGTAGAAGCTACATCACCCTGCTTGATGAGGTAACCACCATCAACTTGAGCGAGATTGGTCGTATTGAGATTACAGACCATTCTGCGCCCCTTTCTTACGTTTTACTCTGAATCAAAGTTTTCAACTCCCTGACGTCCTCGCCTAACGACTTAACTTGTTCCGCAAGGACTAAGATAGCCTTGTTCTGTTCGTCATGGTTATCTAGTCGTTTGTTTGCAGATCTTTTAAATTCGTTCAGATTTTCGATGTCTTTCTCTAAAACCGTGAGACGATTTTCTTGTTTAGTCGCTCGGTCTTTCATTGAGAAATAAAGACCGACAACAGGAATCAAAGAGAGGAAAATTTGGACAATTAAACGTTCAAATTCTGCCATAAATCACCCCCGTTATTGGTTGAGCGCAACTGTTGTAGCAGAAGGTTCTGAAACTGCAGGAGTCACGGTAGCTGTCGTAGAAACTGCAGCTGCTGGTGCGACAGTTGTAGGCTCATTTGGTGCTTTCGGTGCACCAAATTTCCAAGTTGCTAATACACCATTCTGTGACGGTGTTCCTTCAAGTTGAGCAAGAGTTTCTCCTTGATAAGTAAAGGACTGATTGGTTTGAATCAAGATGCGCTTACCTTCTCCATAGACTTCAGTGTGGTTAGGATCTTCGACCGCAAAGATTGCACCAGGCTCATAAACTTTACCGACTTCAGCAAGTGGAAAGAGTTCAACCATTTCTTTATAGGTCGTACCGTAAGAAACTTTCTCACCCATGATTGAATCTTGAGCCATCACTCGAACCACTTTATTAATGCGGTTCGCAAGTGCTTCAAGATCATTCTGCTTCGCTTCTGTTTGAGTCGCTTTCTGCTCTGTCTCAGCCAATTTCTGTTCAGCCTGCTCCAATTTAGCTTGATTTTCTTGCAGTTTAGCTTGAGTTTCTTGCAATTTAGCTTGCGCTTGTACTATCGCACTTGTTGGGTCAAGTTCTGCACGAACTTGCTCTAGGACTGCTTGGATGATTTTCTCATCAGAATCTCCTTGATGATCTCCATCAAGTTCACGAGTATAATACGTGAAAGGTTGTTCCTTACGGATAGTTACTACTGTTTTGTCAACTCGAAAAAGTTTGTTTTCTACTAAAAATTCCATGTTATTTACTTCTTTCTATAATTTATTTTTTGAACCATACGTCGATAAGAATCATGTCGTTCGGTACTGGATACGAGCTGGTCGTTGCAACAAGCTCTTCTTCGAAAAATAAAGATGCACTACCTTGTACCAAAATCCCTCTTTTTCCATCTCGATTTAAGTTCGTCAATCCATTACCTACTTCATAAGTTCCTCTAGCAGATGTAACGGATTTAAAATTTGCTTTAAATTGGTATTCTTTTGGAAGATAAAACAATTTTTTTTGCTCATAACCGATTGTATTTTTTGAATTGTTAATCGAATCTTTGTCAATAAATGCCCTGAGTATGACCATATCGCCGATTATAAATAGTTTATTATCGTTAACTTCAGCCAATTTCGAAGGAAGGATTCCATCAACAAATTCCAAAGGAATAACTTTCATATCCAGCCTGGGCAACACCTGCCAACTTCCCCAAACGCCATTAACTTTTGTTCTAACAGCAGTAAATGTATTCGCGTTGTCTACTGCTTGCTGCATGACATTCTGACCATCGATTTTTGTTACAGTCACATAGAGCGGAGAACGTGATCCTTTTGGTGAATTTGTCAGCCCTGCTCCTGTATACATGCCTGACTCCACATAGTTATCCCAATTTCCTGTAGCAGTCTTAGCACTGCCATTGTCATTTGTCAGCTTGGTTAGTTGAGCATTATTCCATCTGTTCTTATCCACGCTTGATACGTGAATAGTCGAATTTTGCGAATGAGAATTAAACTCACTCTTACTGGCTTGTTCAACATTGACCACGTTCCCTAAACCTACTTGAGACTTTGTAACACCGTGAGGGTTATTACGATTCCCTGTATGGTCTGTCAACGCACGACCATCTGCCTTACCATTCCAAGCTGTTCTCTCTTGTTGAGTAATGTGTTTAGTCGTATCTCTTGCGTGAGCGTCAAAATCAGTCTTACTGGCCTGCTCCACGTTTGTCACGTTTCCCAATCCAACCTGAGTCTTGGTAACACCGTGAGGGTTGTTATGATTAGTTGCGTGATTGTTAAAATCTTGCTTACTTGCTTGCTCAACATTCGTGACATTCCCTAGTCCCACTTGTTGTTTCGTGACATTGTGTGGGTTGTTTTGGTTTTGAATGTGATCAGTAAGGTCTGTTTGATTCGTTTTGTTTGTTGTTTGGTTGCCGATAATCTCTTCAAGGCCATCAATATCAGCAACTTTGTGACGGTGGGTTGCGTCGGCTTTGTTTTCCCATCGTTGCGCATCCTCGGCTCCAATGATATCCCTTGATCTCCAGATTTTAGCCATCTGTTAGCACCTCCAGTCTATATTTGAATCGGGTTGTTGTTTCAATCGGTACGTATACATCGATGACAGACTGAACCACATTTGAACTGTCTAGCAACTCAATCTTATTGATTTCTCTGATTGAGTCTGGCACCAAGAAATCAATCAAAACAAAATGCTGCTCTCGTTGTTTCTGTATCGTCACAATTTGATTATTGTTCAGTCTTGCTTGATTTATTTTAGCTAGTACGGTTTCTGTAACTGTATTTAGTAACGCTTCTTTAATCATTGAATAAAACCTCCTCTTGCGGCCCTTCATACTCAAAAGGTGTCACTCCTACAACTGCATAACCAACTCTAGCGAAGTCTACCGAGGTCTTAAATAGCCGTTCTTTCAATTTGACACGCTCTGTTACTGTTGGGATATGCGTATATATCATATTTGCTGGCTTAATTGCGTTGACAAAAATAACAGACTCTCTGAAAAGTCCGCTCGTTTCTGCACCAGACTCAATCAGTAAAACCTGATTAGCAAAATCTACTGAAGCCTTGTACTTTCCTTTTCCGAAAAGTTCGTCCAATTTGCGAATTAAAAACCACCATGAAAATGGTGGTCTCATATTGATCCGCAGTAAAACACGCTCTCTTCTCCACTCCAACGTATCGTCAGCATGAGCAACAATACCGTAGACTTCTTCAAATTTCGTTAACGTAGGGACATCACAGAGCATAATGAACTGGTTCTTGATGAACTGCTCTAACGAGACAGTCCCGTCTTTAAACAGAGCGTTTTCCACCCGAACCAGTTCTTTCATATCCTTGACGCCCTCGTAGTAATCTGGAACGTATTCAGATAAGTTTACTTCTTTTACCATTAAACCGTCCTCACTGTTCCTTTATACGGCAATTGTTGTAATTGTCCTGTAAAAACAAGTGCTAAATCAGCTTCACGGTTATTCAATTTCATCTTATCAACGTTTGCGATACCTGTAATGGTCAGTAATTTGGCCATTAACTGCGAGCGATAGATTTTCATGCTGTAGGTGTTGACATCTGAGTATTGCGCCCAGTTCTTTCTCAAGTCTAAGAAATACTGGTCTAGAACCTTGTCTACCAGTTCTTTTACTTGATTTAGCTGATATCCTGTCATCAACTCAAGTTTAAACTCAATATCAATCGGGAATCGTGTCGCAGTCGTAACCGTTACACGATGATTGATAGGAGCAAGTCCAACGCCTTTTCCAGTATATTCTAGTGGATCCAGAACATTTTGTACTTTCTTGATTGTCTCGGTAGATGCCAAGTTTAAGTCGTTGTCTAAAACAACCACTTTAACTGTCCCTGAGCCATTCCAAACTGGATAAACCTGAACTGCACCAACTCCGTCGATTTCACGGACACGCTGAACATACTCAATGAAGTTACCTCCAAATGGTTTCTCATTGACGTAAATCAAGAAACGCTTCCGCAATTCATCGTCAGTTTCTTCATCTTGGCCAGATGTAACAATTTCCCCTAAGACTGCTGTAGCGAGGTTTCTGTAGTTCTCCAAGGGCAAGATATTGCCATAGTATCGGTTTCCGACAACTCCAGCTGTCTCACACTCTACTTCATACTTACCTACTACATCTGTTGCACGAACGACCTTATAGATGATTGCAGCTTCATCAAGAGTCGCAAAACGAGAACCTAGAGCGATTTGTACGCCTTCTTTTCTCTCGTTTTTAAACTCCGCAAAGCGTACCGCTTTTTTTGACGGATAACGATGCAGGCCGAACTCTTCAACCTTGTAGTCTAGGTATTGGCCAATAGCAGTCTGTGGAAATGTATCTAGCAGTAGATTTTTCAACTGCAAATAAAAACCAGCTAACTCGTAACAAGCAGGCGCCAATGCGTCATAGATGATAGAACCTTCCCGTGTATCAATATTTTCATTGACACGAGAAAGAGCGTCATTCATCAGATAATCAAACGTATATTTTTCTAAGAAATCACCTATCATTAATCAGCGTCACCTCCTTTTCAACTTTAAATAAACCGGATATAGTATGAACTTCAAAGACACAAAGCAAGCTGTCCTTGGATTGCTGCTCGATAAAGAAATTCTGAACACTTTTAATTCTTGTATCAACTAACAAGGCTTGAGAAATTGTTCTCTCAAGGTCTGCTTTTACAAAATCATAAGGCTTTCCAATCAAGCGCTCCAATTCTACTCCGTAATTCGAAGAGTAAATAACCCACTCAAATCGTTCTGTAAGCAAAATCTTTTCAACAGCTTGCCTCATAGCTTCTAAGCCATCAATATATCCGTGTATTCTGCCATTTTTCACTTGATAAGTGTAGGATGGCAAAACAACTTCTTCAATGTTTCGTATATCTACCATCTTCACTCCATCCTTTGTAAAACGTAGTATAATTGCCCGTTCTGGGCTTTAATCATCAAGACTTTGTCTCCTGCTTCAAGATCACGAAAAACAATCCACCTCTTATTGTCCCCTTCAGTATCTCCGGTGCGTAGTTCTTTAACCATCGGACTTAAAACTAAAAAGGACTCAGGGATTTCAAGTTTATTATTAACCTTGATTGTCAGAGGAGAAACAGATGTGACAGAACCAAAAACAATGTCTGTTCTGTCTGTCCCATCATCTACTCCTTGCGCCAAAAGGCGTGCTAATAACTCTCCTGCCATTATTCCAGCGTCCTCAATTCTAAATCCATTGTATGCACCTTGTCCCACTTGTGGGTACATTTAGAGATGATGCCAAGACTATTCTTCTTTATCCCTTCAGACTCTAAATCAGCAAAATCCAGTACAACACTGTTACCTGCGCTGATTCCAAGATGTCCTAGACAAGGGACTTTAAAAGTCTTTTTAGGATGATTCTTAGCTTTCAATAAGAGTTCAGCCTTTTGTTGAATCTGACTCTCATTCATCTTTTCATCCACTTTTTCGTGGTACTGCAACTTGCCCCAAAGAGCAACATTTTTAGAGTCTTTCACAACGTAAACTTCACGCTTCTTACTCTCTTTGTTGTCTTTAGTCAACTTTACATAGTTGAAACTATCATCGATAGAGCCTTCATAGTCAAAGTCTGTAGCTACGCTATCATCACCAATCACTAAATCAGTAATCAGCGAATTTAAGGCTATATGCTCGACTGTACCAAAGTTATCTCTGATGATGTACCACATGCCACCATGAATCAATGTTAAGTCCAAGGCGTTCTGGATCATCGCAAAATAAGTTTTCTTATCTTCGATTTTCTCAGGACACGTCCAGTTTCCCTCATCAACAACCTTGTACTCAAGTTCTGAGATTTCGCAAATCTTACTAAAGATTTCATGACTCTTAGAGGCTTCAAACACGATTGTGTCAGTGTTTTTCAGATATCTCATTCTGTCATAAGCAGTAACCGACCATTTCTTGGCTGATTTCCGCTTTTTCTTAAAAACTTTGCCGTAAAAAATACCCTTATCATCTACCTTGAAGCGAATAACATCCCCAAAGTTACAAGCAACCTGCGAGTCTATAATCATATCAAACTCAAGTTTTCCCGGCTGAAAATCAATACTGGTTTCCCATTTGACACCACCAACTAACTCAGTGATATCAAAGACTTTACCGTCATTCACATCTTGAATCAGAAATTCCATCATAGGACTTGTACCGAATCAGCAGTAACCCAACCACGCCAACCGCCATCAAGCATAGTAACGTGATAAGGATGCGACCCTTTCATATTGATATAATTGACAAGCCTAGTTGCATTTGACTCAGTTTGACCAGGCCCTTCTCCGTAGCTATCTCTATGCAGTTGCCCATTGACAAGGACTTTAGCACCGATAGTCACTTCTTTCTTAGTTGAGGGAGCTTGCTCTTTCTGAGGCTGACTAGCTTTCTTCTCCTCTGATACCTTCTTCTCGATTTTTACAAACCGAGCCTTGGCCATCTTGTACTCTTTGAAAGTGATGTCGTAGTAAACATCCTCATGAATACCTGCTTTTCTTTGTTGCTCAAAACTCTCAACTGTCGCAAGCATATTGATACCCACACCAGAGATAATCAAGCGACAAGGTTCTTTCCCGTCCATGATTTTCTTTAGGAGTCGAACATAAGTTTCAGGTGTTCCTGATTTATTCAGGACATAAGAGCGAAAAGTGTCTCTAGGGAAGAATGAAGTGAAAGTAACCTCAGAGAGTTTAGGAAAACTCATCTGGGTTATTTCTCCTAGTGCAATACTCGTTGTTGACTCGTTATTGGCGCTATTCTTTGTTTTCAGCTCCTCTGGATTGACAGGAAGTTGTGTGACTTGACCTTTGTACTCTACGAAAATACCAATCGCCATTTCTTTCTACCTCCTACGCAATTCCTAGGTCGCTATCGACCAAACCGACAATCTTTTCTTCAATTCTGTCAACCAAATCGTCGATATCCTGTTCAGTAGCACTATTTTTAGACTCATATTTAACACTAACTTGAGGTGTTAGAACTTGGTAATCAATGATGTACTTGCGCTCTGCAACATCACGCATCATCTTAATATCTTCGTCTTTCAGCTTGACTTCATCTTCAATCTTACCGACGTTACCAATGTTCTTGCCTTTGCCTAGCTTGTCGCCAAGACCACCAGCACCACCAGAAGGAGCACCAGCCCCTGCTGGTGTTTGGTTCATTTGGTCAAATTTAGAAGCAAGTTCGTCTTGACCTTTCATCTTATCAGCGAAGCCTTGCATAGCATCACCAACTCCTTGACCAAAAGCCTTAGTACCACTAAAAGCATTGCCAGCAGTTGAAAAAGGATTTTTCATCCCATCCCACAAACCGCCTGGAGTCATCATGTTAGCACGCATGCCGTCAAAAGATTCATAATCATCAGGAGCCTCTCCCGGATTAAACATCTCTCCCATCGCACGAATACCATTGGCAAAACTACCGTCATTAGACATGTAGCCCATTTCGCCAACTTTTCCTAGATTCACTCCTGGTATTTTATTTAAAGCGTCAATGATCCAGTTGATAGCTTTAATAGCCATGTTTGCACCGGCTATAAAAGCATTACCTATAGATTGCGCTACATTGACTACCCCATCAACAAACGAAGCAAAATAATCTAATACAGTTCGAACAAGATTATAAAATAACTTTCTGATGGAATATATCGGGTGTTTAAAGACATTTCTCAAAAACTCTGCAATTGCTACACCAATGTTGTAAATGGCTATGAAGAAATTTACAATCGGTGCAATCATATACATGACAAGATTGATAACGAACATAATGATGTCATAAACTACCGTTCCGACAAAGACAAAGGCTGCAACAATAGCAGCTGCAACGTCTAAGAATGAAATCCCCATAGCGTTTAGAGCTGTACCGATTAATAGCGCGATTCCAATTACACCTATCAGTATCAGCATCAGCCAAGCCCAAGGTGCTCCTGCCATCAAACCTGCTACAAACATTGCAACACCTGCTATAAGAGCAACTGCCGCAAGAAGTATTAATGCAGTCATGACTATATTGATGTTCTCAGTAACCCAGTTCCAACCTGCAACAAAAAGATTAAAGAGCCATAAGGCTATCTGGCCAATCGCAAACATAGCAGTTTCTAAACCTGCCATGAAGTTTTGTCCAGCGGTACTGTTAATGAACTCTTGCCACGCTTGAATTAAAGGCTGAAATGCGTATGAAGCAACGTTACCAACCTGAGTCATCATGTCGGCAAAGGTCATCGGCATTTTCGCAAACTCAGCGTTTGTTTCAACTGCTGAACCAAGCAAAGCGTTCTTAAGAGTATCTCCGGTTAGTTGGCCATCTTTAGCCATTGCCCTCAATTGACCAACGCTGACACCAAGATGTCTAGCTAGTTTTTGGGCAACAAGCGGAGCGTTCTCCATCATAGAGTTGAACTCATCACCACGAAGAACCCCAGAAGCAAGCGCCTGTGTGATTTGAAGCGTCCCTGCTTTTTGTTGCTCTAAACTAGCACCACCGATTTTATACAGTTTATTCAGCTGTTCAGCGAATGCAATAGCTTCATCATTGCTTTTAAAGGCTTCTCCAGCTTGTGAGCGTAGTTTAGCCACTGAGTCTGCCATGATACCAAAGCCAGTCCTTGAGCGCTGTGCTGCTGCCATGATACTATCTTGAAGTTCTTGGCCTGTCTTAGATCCGTCTTCTATTGTCTTAAGCCTTGCCATAGTCTGAATATAATCATCGCCTGACTTAATCAGACCGCTCATTAAATTAGCCATTTGCCTCAAGGCTTGAATAGCAACCATGAAATTTAAAGCACGAGAAATAGAGGTCATTCGACCAAGCATGGATGTAGCAACACCAAGGCCACCAACAAGAGGCCCAGTCGAAGGAAGTTTAGGAGCGATAGGTGGCGCCATTTTAGGCGCTACAGGGCTAGTAGCTTTAGGCGCAGTAAAATTCTTAGGCATATCTGCTTTGACTTTAATCGTTGCAGTTTGCGTCATCTTCTTGACACGTCTATCCAACTCGCCGAACTTAGCAATAGTCCTGTTAATCGTACTGTTAATTCGATTTAAAGGGCTTGAGAAATTATCTCTAAGCGCTAGTGTTTGCATTAATGTAGTCATCTTCTACCGTCTCCTCCTTCCTTTGCTTTTTCTTTCCATTTCTTTGTGTTCCTTTTCTTCTGCCTCTACTCGTATATCGATACAGGCAAAAATCAATGCTTTCTCACGTTTAGATAAGCTATCCAAAAAGGACGGGGTCCAATTGAATTGATGCAAACAGTAGTAGGCATAATTCAACTCTGCGTCCCCGTCCTCTAGTCGTTTTTTGCTTCTTCGACAAGATCATTGATATCTTCATCAAATCCGTTGAGCGACTGGATTTCTTGCATTAGGGTAGCATATTCCCCAATCTTCAACATAGCTTTCAAGGTTGCTGCTTCATCCCCAACAGTACGATAAGACTCTTGTAGTTGAGCGTCTTTCAAGTCCGGCGTAATAACGCAGGCAGACATCAAAGAGTCAATGTACTTATCGTTGTTGAACTCAGGGATAGCCACACCTTGACGATTTTTCTTCTTGATTGTCGCACGTTTCTTCAACGTATCGTTTAGACTTTCGTCAATACTTCGAATGACAAAAGGAGATTTGAAACGTTTAAGGTGTACCTCTTTTGTTTCTTCCTGCTGAACGTTTTCTAGTAAAAAGTCTGAAATTGCCATTTATCTATCCTCTTTCTAACCTAATTTAGGCGCATTAAATTTTTCCAAAATATCCACATCTTCAAAAGTAAAGTTGACTTCTTCTTCCAAGAAATCGTCCTCAACTTTTAGTTGAGCCATCACAACTTCATCAAGGTTACATTCTCGCAAGATAGTTGTTTGACGACCGATTGAACTTGTCGCATCGTCATTGGTCACTTGGATATCAAAGAATGTATCACGACCATTCTTCATGTAGTCCAACATCATTTCCTTGAATGTTGAAGTGACACCGTAAATGGTCATCTTACCTTCACCCTTGAAACCAGTCGATTTTGATTGCGTACCACGTTTGTTAAGGGTGCGGACTTCTTCTTTATTTTTCTTAACTGTCGCTTCAAGTTCCTTTACATAGAACATGAACTCATTTCTTCCGTCGACGTGAATAAAAGCAGTACCTTCTTGGCCACTGATTACGTCACGACCTTTCAAATAAGCCATACTTTCTCCTTTTCTAATCTACTACAACTGTCATATACAGCTTTTCCATGCTGTCCACTGGTTTCACTTTAACGTTAACCACTACAGACTCTTTCAACTCACCACGAAGCACTTCGATATCTTCAACTTTGAAGTCTTCAATAGCGCCACGAGCCTCAAGGTCTTTGAAGTAACGAATACGATTCGCTTTGAACGCTTGCCGTCCGTCTTCGTTGTTGTCAACTTTTCCAAGGAAATATTCAGAAAATACATGTTTTGTATCATTTCTAATATCGTCCAAGGTTCGAAGCATACGGTTTTTTTGGAAATCCGGATTAATTTCTGATGTGATAGTTACAAGTGAGTTGATATCTTTTTCAACAACTGCTCTATCACGTTTGTTCGTGAAAACAAAGTGTCCTTTTTGAAGAGCAGCAATCGTCTCTGTATGGCTCAAACGACCCACAACGTCAACAGAGTCTTCATACTTCTCATAAGTCAATGATTTCTCAACGCCAGCATTTGCGCTTGCTGCTGCAACCCAAACAGTCGCTTTAGTCTTATCAATAACTGTCTTATCAGACAAAATAACACCGTTTTTAACGTTGATTACCGCTTCACTATCTGCGTCTGAGTCCGCAACAACCAATTGAGCGCCAAGTCCTTCATCTTCACGCATACGTTTGATAAAGTTGATAGCTGCTTTCTTGATAGAAGCGTCTTCTACTGGCAAGGCCATATAGTTAAACTCAACTGTTTCAAGCGATTTGAAGTATTCTGTGTAGTCTTGAGTGGATACTGTTCCGTCAGTACCGCCAGTTAATTTAGCACCAGCCACCGCTTGCAGTTCGCCTGTTCCTGAAAACTCAACTAGATCATTGTTTTTCAAATCAGCCAAGACTTTTACAGTTTGCGAGTCCATGACCACTGTATCAAGGAATGTGACAACATCAAATGAACTTGGGTCGTCTACGTTTGTTTTGACTGTTACTGTGATGTCATTCCCACGGACACCGCTATATTTAGCTTGAGCCGTTACGTTGTCTGAAAGGCTTACGTTTGCCTTTTCGCCCGTATTTAGACGATAAAGCAAGACTTCACTCACACGTTTGAATGCTTCATTCAGCAACAAAAGCTGAGGGCTTTCTTGCTCATAACCTAGTTTTTTAAATAGGTCGTCGCCACGTCGAATTTTCATCAGTTTCTTTGATTCTCCGAAACTGAGTGCCAACGGTACTGTTACGATATCATCACCACCAAGGCGAGTCATTGCGATGTCTTTTGATTTGACGTTGATGTAAGCACCTGGTCTTACTTTATTTTGGCGTTTCCAAATTCCACCTGCCATTACTTAATCTTCCTTCCTAGTTCGTATTCTAGTTTTGCTCTTGCTTCTTCCAAGCTATAAGACTCTTCTGGATCTAAAATAGCCCCCAAAATGTCTTTTTCTCCGTTGGTAAAAGCGCTACTTTCCAAAATGTCCGCAGTAGGGAACACAATTCCGTCTACATTATCCATCTTTTACCTCTTCTTTCACTTTCAATTCACGTTGTTTGATATCTTCCTCTTCTAACTTCAAGCGTGTGCTTGCGTTAAAAATACAGTGCAGAACGTTGTCAACCACTTCATACTGACGGTCAAATAAATGAATCGTCGGCAAGTGCAAGAGTTTATAACTCAATTCTTCCTGCATTGCTAAACACTCGCTACGCTTTTTCTTAGTAGGAAAATAAGACAAATCCACTTTAGAACGTACTTTCACATACTTATTGGCCTCTGGAGTGTACTTAGTATCAACCACATGGATAAAAAAACAAGGTTCTTTAAAACCTTGCTCTACTTCATCCAGATAAATCCTGATGTCAGGATATAATCCCTTGATGTGGCTAACCAGCTCCTCGACTAACCGAAAGCCTTTATTTGCCATTTCCTAACACTACCTTTCTCATAAAGCTATCATACTTATCACGGACACGCTTCTCCATATCGCTTTTAGTATCTTCAACCGTTTTATGAAGAAAATATTGCCCTGGAACAAAGCCACCATTAATCGTCTTATGCCCGTACTCAACGTGTGGGGCATAGTAGACCTTGTTATAAACTTTCTGCTTATAAGTCCGTCCAGATACTTCAATATGGCTTTTAGACCAGCCTTTTTGCAAGGTTCCGCCTTGTTTACCATGAGCACTTGCCCAAAATTTGACGTGTTTGCCATCTTTGGTTGTGAACTCAACCCAATGATCCGTATAAACACCAACAGGCGTTCTCTCCTTCACTTTGGACTTTAGTTCTGTACCTTCATAATTCAAGGTCTGTCTCATAAATCGGTCTACTTTCGCATGATTCGCATTCCTGTTGAAGTTGTTAGCAAACTTAGCGAAACTACGATAATCAAAACTGCCACTCATGACTTGCCCTCTAGCTTTATAGCAATTTCTTGATGTGACCAATACTGACTAATAGGCACATTAGACCGTGTAAACACTTTAACGTGCCCATTTCTATCAGTCACCTCAATCTTGCAACCTGCAGGAATATCATAGACAACAGAGCAAAAGAGTTTCATATCATAGCCATTTGCTTGATAGTCGCTCCCGTTCGTTGAACTATTGCTCATTTGTGAAATCCTGCAAGGAATGTCCTCTAATAGCACGCTTTCTGACATACTGGTTAGACCGTCTATCTCTTGCTCTGTATAACCTTTAACCGTCATTTTACAGTCATACAAGCAATCAAAGACTGTCTTGGCGTATTCGGTCATAGTAGCTTCCTAAAACGATTCAACTGACGCTTGTAGCGCTCAAGTGATGACGGCACTTGTTTCATTCGTTGAATCATTTCATAAGGACTAACCTTCTCGATTGTCGTATCACCCATTTTGATACTCTTAACCGAAAAGTCGTCTGCGTCTGCTTTTTCAGCAAGCACACTTTGCTCCTTGACCTTGTCCAGTAAGTCGTTGGTCATGTCTATCCATACGTTCTCTAAACGTCCAGGCACATTGTCTTGGTGAATATAATTCAAAATCTCGTTTTCTGCTTGGGTTAAAGCGTAATGGAGAACTTCCATATCGTTGAAATAATTATCCTGACGCATTTTCCGAACGCATGAGATCAAGTACATTGTGTTGTCTTGTTTCAATTCTTGAATCATATTCTGTCACCCAATCTATTTGCCGATTTTGTGTTTCAAAGCGATAATACCGATGTTCTTAGGCTCATAAACACGTTGCCAGTTTTTGAATTTAGCCAAGTCAGTGTTTGATGGAGTGATGTTTCCTTCAGCCACTTCTGCGCCAGTCCATTTCACACCGTAAGGGTGCATAACAAGGGCACGACGAGTGTAAATCATGTCGTTACCTTTAGCAGCTTCACGAGAAGTTTCAAATGTAGTCAATCCTGATGGATTTCCTGTGTTAAGACCGATTGAACCTGTGCGGAAAAGATATGAAGTATAGATATCTCCTGCTGGTGCAATACCATCATCGATAATGACACGGTAACCAAGGTAGGTTGGAATGTTGATAGTCGCAGTTGTTGGCTGGATGTATTGAATCAAGTTATCTTTTTGTAGTTTTGTATAAACCGCTGAGTGCATAGCAATCGCAGTAACTTGATCAGCAGAATCTCCAAGCAATTGTTTGGCGTCAAGTACCATAGCTGCATCGATACCAGTAGATGCTTTGGATTGGTCTGATACGTGAGTTTCTTCCAGCGCACCTTTCTCTCCACCGGTACCAGTAGCAAAGATACCATTCAAGGTAGCAATCAAGGCTTTTTGGTCTTCACGCAACCAATAAGCACCGATACGGTTCAGGATAGCACGAACTGGGTCAGAACCAGCTACTACACCAGTCAATTCGTTGGCAGCCCAACCACGTCCACGGTAAAGAACGCAGGCAATATCTGCTCCAGCAGTGATTTTTCCAGTTTCTAGCGCTGTGTCGCCATTGCCAAGAACTTCAGAATCGCCAGTAAGGTCATTCCAGAAAGGCATGTTGACCAATAGACCACCAGATGTAATGTTTTTAGAGACACGTTCGTCTGATACTGCGATACCACTTTGGACGAAAGCAGATTTAGCAGCAGTGTACTGTTGCATGTATGCATTGTACTGTTGAGGTGTAATTGCATTTAGAATCTTTGTAATTTCATTAGCCATTAGTTATTTTCTCCTTGTTGTTCTAAAAATTGAGTTAGATTAGCATCAGGATTGCTCATAGCAGTTTCCCAATTCCCTAAATTAGCACCTTGCCCATCGCCTTGATTTGGCGTGTATTGGGCCTGTTTCTCCCCGTTAAAGAGATATGGACTCTTAGCACGCTGAGCCTCGATTTGCTCAGTTAAGCCAATCAATTTGCCATCTTTTACAGAGATTTCATCTTTGTTTAAGATTTTCTCAAAAATTTCTGCGTCTCGAACGCCAGCTTTTGTCAATTCAGCATCGATTAAGCGAGATTTATTCTCATCTGCTAGTTTCGTCTCAAGCGCTTCTGTATCTTGCTTGTACTTAGCTTGTAAGTCTGCTAGTTTTTGCTGAATATCTTCAACATCTGCGCCTTTTTTCTTCAAATCATTCAAGTCTTTGTCACGTTGTGTCAGCTGTCCACGCACGTTCTCTAATTCGCTTTCTTTACTTGCTACATCATCCTTAAATTTTTGGACAGAAGCACCATACAAAGCGAAGACTTGAGAAATTTGGTCTTCAGTTAAGCCGATGTTTGCCAGTTGTTCTTTTTTCATTTTGAAAATCCTTTCCTCTACGCTAGGCTTTTTAGGTGTTCTCCATCACCAGTCGCTCCGCTTTTGTTAGGACTACGGACTTGTCCAATATTTGAACCTTTTAACGCCATGTTCAGGGCATAAGAAAACCGCCTCGATTTCGATGCGGTTAGATTATTTTTTAATTTCTTTGATTACTTGTTTTACAAACGCTATGATAAACAGCATTAAAAACAAAAATACCAACCACCCGAAAGCGATTGATACCCAATCCCAGATAAACATGTCTTTACTCCTTTTAATGTTACAATCAATCAACTTCATACGATAACGAAGAAATGTCGGTTAATATTTTAGGTAGTAACTCAATCGCGCTAAACGTATCCGTCCCATAAATATCTAACTCTAATTTCACTGTTGCTGAGTCTGCTGAGTCATTTTCGCTTGATCCTGAAAATTCTACGTTAGTTATCCCAATTCTTGCTGTATCCATTTTTAATCCTTTCCGAGCACGAAAAAAGCACTTAGATTCCTCTAGGTGCTTATTTATCTAATCGGTAAACCTTTTGCGTAAGCTTCTTTAGCCTCTGCAAGCGTCATTTTATTAGGACCGCCATCAATATTTATAATGCCTGTATTTTGCCAATGACAGACATCACAGATATCATAGTCTATAACCTCATTTCCACAAACAGGACAATGTAACCAAGTATCTCCGTTAATTACCCAAGTCTTTTGTGATTTCTCCATCGTAATACTCCCTTCCTAATTCCGGTTTAAACATCGTTCTAATTTTAAAAGTTAGTGGATTTCCTAAAACATACACATTATTCTCAACGTCATAACGTACTCGTCTATCCTCAATCTGATAACCTAATATCTTGTCCGAGGTCGGTTTTGATAACAAATCAGACGCCATTTTTTGGTATTCTTCAATGGTTATATCGCCAAATTCTTTCCCATGATCTTCGAAATGTCCATTTAAAGATTTCACAGTAGGAAACTTGGACTTTGTCCATCTGATGCGGTCTTTTAGTTCCTTGTATCCCTCAACGTTATTATACTTCAAATCATAGAAGCCTGCAAATGTTTTGGGCATATTTTGAGGGCCTAAAACCTGCCTATAAGCTATGAACTGCTCCTTGGTTCTGCGTACTCTGTCCTTTTCCAATCGTTCAGCTTGTAGCTTGTCCTTGATAGCAGTATGGCCATACTTATCAAGCTGCTGCTTTCGCCAGTCCTTGAAGGTCTGACCACTCTCTACCTCATAGCCTTTTCCTGTTTCGATATCTCTTGCATAGCGTTTCCCACCTTTTTCTAAGGCAGGAACCGTTGTACATCGACAGTAAGGGTGCATGGTCGGGTAATTTACACCTTTCTCTGCATCCTTAACAAGAAATACCTTGCCGTCCAACTCACCACAAATAGGGCATGTGTGAACCTCTAAGGTCGCTAGATACCTGTACTTCTTGATATTATCGTCCTGATATTCATCCAGCGTTGCCTGAGCCTGAATTCCGTTCGTTTCCGTCTGCAAAACAGTCACTGCACGATTACGAGCACGGTCAAACTCAATTGCTAGAAGCTTACTGGACTGGTCTATCGGATAGCCTCGGTTTAAATCGTTGGTTACAAGCGATTCTACTCGACTAACCAGTTCATCCATATTGCTACCCCAAACACGCTCAGAGAACCGCTTGCCTTTGAAGTTTTCGTTGATAGCCTTTTGAAGATACTCTTCTTCTAGGCGCTCAGGCTTGAAATTCGGTTCTCTTTTGGTCTGTTTATGGTAGTTATAAGCACGATTTAAGTAGGTTTCTTGGTAGGTTTGCTTGAGATGTGTTTCTATTCGCTTGTTGATTTTTCCAGTCATTTCAGCGATATCCATCTCAACACCAGCAAACAAGGCATCTGCATTTGTTTTGACCTTTATTGACCTTGACCACTCTGTTAAATCAGGATGTTTCTTAACAAAGCCAGCAATCTCCTGCTTGGTTTTTAATTGGTCAGCCTTAGTCAGAGATAACAAATAAAATGGCAATATATCACTACGATTTTTAGACACTCTCTCAAACGCCTCTAAACGCCCTGTAATGCGTTTTAGTGTTCGGTGGTATAAATTATCGATGTAGTCTATTATCTCGCTGAGGTCGTCAATCTGAGCCAGCTCATATAGCAATCTGTCTTTCTCTTCTCGGTTGAGGTCATCAAGAGATTCGATGAAAGCAATCTTCTCTTCTTTATTCAGTTTCCGACTCATGCTCTACCTCTTCCATGTCGTAGAGTTTTTCAGATTGTTCCTCTTGTTCAGCTTTCTGCAAGCGTAGTTCATCCTGCCAATCTTCTACAATTGGATTCGATTTAGCTACGTTTTCTCTTGATGTGATGGTTGCGAGAGTAGAAACCACTTGAGCCATTTCTGTGTCGTTATTGATTGAGTTCCGTGTCCATGTTTGCTTGATTTTGAATTTGTCGGAAAATCCTAGATGTTTCAAGATCATCTTAACAAGTGTGGCATAGCCGCTTCTAAACTGAGTTTCCATGTTGCCAGCTTTTAACTCTAAAAGAGAGTATAGAAACTTCAAGGCAACTCCAGAACTGTTCCCTAATTTGTCTGTCTCAGGGTTAACCCCTTGGCCACTGATAAAGATTTGTTTTTTAGTCCGCTCTAAAATCAGATTTCTTGCTTCGGTTGGAATGTCAATCGCAATAGTTGTTACTCCTGAATGGTCTCCCATACCGTCGTTGTCCATCTTAATCATCTTGTAGCGTTTCAAATCTTCTAGAAACTCTTGCTTGTCCTGTCCACCGTAATTTGTAAGAACAAAGATAACCTCTTGAACATCGTCTGTATCATTGACAAATCCACTGAAAACCTTGTCGTAAACATCAACTAGGTCTTTGATTGGCTTCAAGTCGTTGGTCTCTATTTCGTTATTCTTGAATGGAATAAAAGGAACAAGGCCAAAATCATGTTTGAAAGTGTTGTCGCTAGAGTGGTCTCCATTCATGGTATCAATCAAAGAGATTGCTTGGAATGACTCTAATTCTTCCAGTGGCTTATTTTCTTCGTGACGATAGAAAGAGCACTCTTTGTCGTTCCAGTATTCGTAAACAGTGTAATTCTTACCGTCTGTTTCATCTATGCTAGAATAAACTCGCAGTACCCCAATCAACTTCTTATCCAAAGACTTTGAGTAGATTGGTATTACTTCTTTTGAGTCGACGCAGGCATATCTAAACGAGTTATCACTAGCGTCTTTCCAAACATGAAGCCAAGCAATACCAGCATTTCCTGCATTCACACAAAGTTGCTTGCTGATACGTTCATAGTCGTCTCCTAAGACGTCTACAATCTTATCATTAACGCTTTTATCATCCACATCAAAGGTAGGCGGATAGGTCAACGCATAAGCCTTTTTCTGGTCAAGCAATAACTGGTGCCAGTTGTGACTAATACGGTTGTCAGCATTACGAAAAGCATTATCTTCTGCTTTCGCTTCATTCTCTGCGCCTTTCTTGTCGGCAGGCTTACGCTTTCGTTTAATATCATTCTCGTTGCGATAATATTTTTCAGCTTCAGCTGCTTGTGAGACAAACTTTCCATGTTTGACCATCTGCGACGAGATTATTTTTTTAATTACTTCTATTTCCAAACAGTCATACCTCCTGACTTGAATAATACTGTATAGCAGAAATAACGTAGGGCGTCCATTGCGTGGTCGAACTGTTTGATAGGCTTGTCCTCGCCGTTTGCTGAGGCTTTCTCGTCCCAAACATAAGCATGGAACTCTTTCAGCGTATTCACACAACTCTCATGTACTGCTATTTTCTCTTGGCCTAGCATAGAGCCAACAAAACGAATGCCTTCAAGGACATTATTTCTAGCTTTTTTGATTCTATATCCTCTCTTCTTCAATTCAGCAATGAATGAAGCAGCAGACGGGTCAATAATGATTCGTTCGATGTTCGTATCGCCTAACCAAGCAGTTAAATCATCAGCATACTCGGCATTGGTTTTCTGTACGTTCTCGTCACGACCTGAGTAATAATATTCCCGTGTTAAGTAGTACTTGCCATTGATGTCTTTTTCCCACAAAAGAAAAACGGTCGCATTCTGCGTACCGTAGTCGACCGAAACATATTTGCCCAGTTTACTCATTTCTGGCAAGGTTGATACAACATGCTTATCCTTACTGAACATATCGTAGACAATACCTTCTGCCACCGTCCAAAGACCTTGGATGTAGCGCTGATAGAAAACACCTTGATATTGACTTCTATAACGCTTCTTGATGTTCTCTGAAAGAGAAAGGTTGTCGTCCATATCAAAATGTAGATAAAGCATATTCTTTGTTTCTGCTTTGTCTATCCAATTGACTTTAAACCAATGATAAGGCCCGTCTGGGTTGCAGTTGAACCACCACTTGGAGCCTGTAACAGAGCACCGCCCTGTTCCCTGGTTAACAAAGGACTCAGGCATAAGCGCCACTTCATCGAAAAAGATACCTGCCAGCGTTAAACCTTGAATAAGATCCTGTGAACTCTCGTCCTTACCACCAAAGATATAGAAATCATTCGACACGTCGCCTTTTGAGATTTCTATCAGGTTATCTGTCCGATGATAAACGTAGCTAAAACCTCTTGACTGTATCATGACCAATAACAGTTTCAGGACGTTACGATTAAAAGAGCCGATTGTCTTTCCGCACATCGCAAAGTTCTGATGATTGAATGACGTCATCGCCCAGATAACAAACGCTAGGCTCATAGAGACAGTCTTACCAGAACGGATAGCGCCATCTGCTATAATGCCTTCCGACTCATGAACTGGAGAGTTCCAAAGCCACCAAGTCAGCACTTTCTTCTGCTTTTTGCTAAAAGGTTGAAATTTGAATGTATTGGTTTGCATTCTTAATCTAGCCAAGTTTCTTCAACCACCCCTTCTAGAGATTTAATAAAGCCGTCGTCTTTGACATCAACGTCTGATGTTCCCATCTCTTTTCTACGCTTCTCGTTTCCTAACTTGAGCGCTTCAATGCGTTCTTTCTGCTCTTTCTTATCAAGGCTATCCTTAGCATCTGTTGTAGTCAGCTTGCTAATTTGTTCAAAAGCTCGGACATTCCCTTTCATAGCCTTCTGCATCATAACCATAGCTAGAGCCATTTCATTAGTTGAGTCAAAACCTAATTCTTCAAGTTGTTTCTTCACGTTTGGACTTGCAACTTCGGCTTGTAGAATCGTTTCAAAAGCCTTTTTCAAGTTCGCTTTTTTTCTTCGAGCTTTGCCTGAAGCTTCTCCTGCTTTTTTTGCATTTTCTCGGCGTTCGCTCGGAGTTCGTTCTGAATTTTTTATCAAGTTTTGCTCATTAGCCATCGCCTCACTTCCTTACTGTTTTTAAAATCTTAGTTCACTTTTTCAGCGGTAAGTCCAGTCTCTTCTTCCCAACGCCTAATGGTTCGTGCAACGTAGAGCGGGTCAAGCTCCATACCGTAGTAGATGCGTTCTGACTTCTCGCATACCATGAGAGTAGAACCGCCACCATTGAAGCTATCCAATACTCTGTCGCTTTTCTTGCTAGAGTTCAAAATACACCTAGCAATCAACTTCAGAGGTTTCATGGTTGGGTGAATGTCGTTCCTAACTGGTTTATCTTCGTAAAAGATAGTTGTTGGAGTTGTATCTTGCATGGTCTTGATGTAAGAGATTAGCTCGCTTTTTGTCATTTCTTTTAGATTTTCTTCATCTTCTTCAATGACAGTAGCTAGTGAGCGATTGTCCACAAAATAGTGACTCGCTCCATCTTTCCAACCGTATAGGCAGGGCTCATGCTTCCATTGGTAGTCTTGACGACCTAATACAATAGCATTCTTGACCCAGATAATAGACTGTTTCAATAACCAGCCTGTCTCTTTGACTGCCGCTCTAAAATTCAAACCTTCCGAATCTGCGTGCCAGATATAGAACGCTCCACCTGGCTTCAGGTGGTTGTTTGCAACTGTGAATGCATCTCTTAGAAATTTTCTGAAGCTGACATCATCCATGCTATCGTTCATGATTGTCATGGCTTCATCGGTTCCGCCCTGGTAGGCTACATTGTATGGTGGGTCAGTCACATAAAGGTCAATCGTCTCTCCGTTAATTAGTCGAGCCATGTCCTCGGCTGATGTGCTATCTCCGCACATTAACCGATGGCGCCCTAACTGGAAGATGTCGCCATACTCGATACCTGTCTCTTCTTCTTGAGAAAACTCCTTGGCATCTTCTGGATCCTCGGACTCCTTGAAATCGTCCAAAGAATAATCGACGTTCTCGAATCCAAACATAGTCATATCCAATCCTTCGATACTTTCAAGTTCTGCGTAGAGCAACTCTGTGTCCCACTCGGCTATCTCGCCTACTTTATTATCTGCAATCCTAAACGCTTTTATTTGTTCCTCTGAAAGGTCGTCTGCAATAATGACTGGTACTGTTTCAAGGCCTAGAGATTTTGCAGCCTTGTATCTTGTATGACCGTTTATAATCTCGCCTTCTTTAGTAGATACAATCGGAACCTTGAATCCAAACTCTTTGATTGAGTTAGCAACTGGCTCTACTGCCTTATCGTTATTCCTCGGATTATTTTCATAAGGACGTAGCCATTGTAATGGTTTATTGATTATTTTCATATTTCACCTTCTGAAACAACCAAAAAACACATATCTAAAAGATACGTGTTTTTCGGGTTATATAGTCTTAGACTTTGCTTTCACAGCTAATTCTGCGAAACGGGACAACAGGGCTCGAACCTGCAACCAATAGATTAAAAGTCTACCGCTCTACCACTTGAGCTATATCCCTCAAAATGCAAGGCGACTACTACCTTGCGTGTTAATTAGAAATTACTTTCTTTTTTATTTTGTGTAGTCTTTTTTTGCGATATTAAAACATCTTACTCTATCGCCACTGGTAACCCAAGCCAGCAGTTTTTCAGAAGCTTTTCTAGGTCGTTGCCTAAGGTGCCTTTGCTTTATTTCTTGATACTACCATTCTAACAGATTTTAGACTTCATGCGCACTCACTTTAGCTCACTTTGTCTATGATAGTCTCCTCTAGTTCAGACTCAGCCTGTTTGCGTAATCTGTAATAAGTTGCCTTACTAATTCTCAAATTGTCGCAAATATCCTCAATGTAGGTCTTAGTAATGTAAGTCATTCTAAGGACGGACCTGCTTTTCGGATTTTTTAGCTGATTGATAAGTCGGCCAAGCTCAAGTTTTCTGTTGATAACTTCTTTAGTATCCTGCTCAATTGCCTCTTTCATCGTGATCAACTGAGCATACACATCATCAACTTTTCTAGTCTGGCCACCTTGGACTTTAACATCTGACCACTTGGGGCTTGAGAGCAAGCCTGCCTCAAGCTCATTGATTTCGTCAATCCTGCTCTGAATATCCATATCAAGATTTTGCAATTCGTTTAAAAGCTCTTTAGCCCTCACTCTCTGTCTCCTTTTTATGATATAATAATCTTATTGTGATTTTAGCTGAGGCAGAGAGTGCCTTGGCTTTTTTTATTTTAGTAGCTGTTAAGTATCTTGAGGACCTCCTCATAGCTAAGTTTTACTTTGACCTTTTGCTCATCGTATGCTCCTAAAAATCTTGGAATTCTGAAACGAATGATTGTACAGCCGTCAAGATATCTAGTAACCGTGTAGACATGTTTGATCAGTTCTTTTCTAAAAGAAACGTTAGGTAAAACGACTAAATCTGGTAAAGTTACATCAGAAGGCTTTTCTTGCCTTTTCTTTCTTCCTAAATACGGATATTTACAAGGTTTCATTAGGTTTCCTCTCCTTTCTTATTTCTTCGAGTCTTTCTTGTATTGGAGTGATGGTATTCAATTCTTTAAGCCTTGGCCACATTCCGCCTACAAGACTAGAAATGTTTCTGACTTCATTGATTTGTTTAGGTATTTCTTTAAAATCCCACCATTCAGAGCCATCATATTCTCCTCGCTCTAACCACCAACCTTTGCCAACGATGACTAAATCAGTAGGAACGTGAGCGGCACCGTATCCGCTATGATAATTAGCTTGCTTGGCTAGTCTCTCAAAGTTTTCTTTTGTGATTTTAAAATCCTCCCCTTGGATATACCTAACAGCTTCAAAAGTTTTCCCATAGTCAGATAACTTTTGAATGGTCTCATCCCATAAATTAGTCATTTAACTACCCCCTAAAGTTCAATGTCCTCGATTTTTGCCCGTTGCTCTAAAATTTTGAGATATGCGCACATAGTACAGTGTTGGGCCTCAAGTAATTCAATGGGACAAGTCGGTTTAAAGTCTAGTGTACCTGCATAATAATGACTAATCATTGTCCCTAATTTATTAGCACGTTCCTTTAATTGCCTGTATTCATCAATCATTCTATGTTTATAGTCACTCATCTTAATTACCTCTTTTCTTCAAATATCTGATTTTCGTAGATGTTGCCGATGATTTCAACTGCAACTCCAAAATCTTTAGCAAATAAGTCAAGATACTCAATGTCTACGGTTTCAGCAAAATGATTTCTTTCTTCACCCACTTCTACATAAAAACCAAGTAAATTATCCCTTTTGATAACTAAATTATCAATATATGTTGAAATTACATCCCCCTCAAAGATTTCTACCCCTTTTTTATCAAACAAGCCTGTTGATTGCATAAGGTATTCTTCATCAATCGACCAGCCTTTTAAGTGATTGCATGAAAGTTTTTTACTATCGTTAGCATAAACATTGTTATTCCAAATAATCAGTTCGTCTTTAGAAAACATCTTTTGTTCATGTTTATCCCACGCTCTAAACTTTAGTTTCATTCGGCAAATCCTCCTCTTTTACGAAAGTCCCGTCAATCCAACGACCCTTGCGGTCTTTGATTTCGTTGTAGGCCAGTTCAAAACATTCATCAAAACTATAACCAAGCAACTGACTGATTGATTTTAGATATTCAACCGCGAATACTAAATCATAACGAAATATTCCATCGTATCTTCTATCGCTATATGATAGAATTGCACAAATGTTTAAATTTAAGCCTTTAAAACATTTCATTACATCTATTTCTTCAACGTGATTTAATCCCTCAAAAATCTTATGCACATCCTCTTTAATCAGTAAGGCCAACCCGACAATCACAACCGCACAGTCTCCGATACTGTCCTTAGTCAGTTGCTCATTCTTCTTGAGATAGCCTGCGCACAACTCGCCGAACTCTTCACTTAATTTAAGCGACTGCTTGTCCAGTCGTCCACCGTTTTCTAAATCACGGTCTATAAACCATTGCTTGACTTTGTCTATTGTGTTCATAGTAACTCCTACAATTCTTCTAAATCAAAATACTCTGTCAGCTCATTTTTCAATTCTTCCAGAGTTTCACATCGTCCAATCAAATCCGACACATCTAGCATTGTGTCCTCTTTATTCAGCGTGTTCTCTGCCACTGCATCAGCTACCCATTTGGGATGTGTTCCAGCGTAAGAGAATTGATCTTGAGGTAATAGCTCAAGCAATGCTTTATATCGCTCTTCAAGAGCAATTAGAGCACCAAATACATCGATGTAGTCGGTATCAGCTTTCTTGCCTTCAAAGACCTCTGGCTGATTTTGTTTCACGATTTCCGCATAAATAGCAGACCATTCTTTTTCTGAAAAACGCGATTTTTCAACCAATGCACCGTATTCGATTTCCTTACCATCGACTGTTACTTTATAATTCATATTCTTACCTCATCTCCGATCGTCACCTTTTCATACACATCCTTCGTAACCACAAACACCCCGTAGTCACGTATCGTTAGCGTGTATAGCTTGCCGTGCCGTCCTTTCTCGACGACCTTGCCAAAGATCTCAGTGCCTGCGTTATCTGCTTTGTAGATAACCATCGGGCGCTTTTCTTCTAGTTTTTTAATATGGATACTCTGCCAGATATTTAATCCAGCAGACAATAAAATCCATATTGCTATAAATCGTTTCATGTTCACTCCCTGTAATTATTGTAAATTTCAATAGCTGGAATTGATTCATTATCAATAGCAGAAGTAATTATCAGCTCATGTCCGACTTTTTTCTGAAATTCTAACAACTCCTCTATCAAATTGATTTCGATAAAATGCCCCTCTGCACCGTTCGGGAATTCTCTTTGTATTCGACCTTTAGACGTTTTATGATTAACTCCTTCAGAAAGCCAACTGCCTTCTATCCTAGAAAATCGCTCATCATATTCTTCAAATGTCGAACAGCCTCTAACTTCTATTTTTGTGTATTTTTTAATCACGGCGTTAGGGATTTGATTTTCAACCCACCCGCTTGTGCTTGTTAGTAAAAATTCCATCACTCCACCTCCTTAAAGCGCCCAGCCATTTTTGAACTTATTTCTTTTGAATATAGGATTCTTCTTTTCTTTTTTCTTCTGCTTGTGATATTCACTGTCTTTATTGAAGATAATATCTTCATCTTCAATCAGTTCAGGAATGAAGTATCCAGACTTGTATCGTTCTGGTCGTTTCAATTTACCACCTCATATATAAATATTTCGTGTCAATATCTCGTTCTAAAATACACTCTTTCAGCGACTTTAAAACCTCCAATGCATCGCTAACTGTTCCCCATTTATTTGCAGGTTCATATTGTACATATTTTTCAGGTTGCCTTTCCAATTCAGTTATGCCACGTTGAATATTTTCAAAAATATCAGCAACATTGTAAATTGTGCCTTGGTCGAAATCCCAATCCATAGCAATTCTAAACATCTTCCCGAGATTGTAGGTCGGAGAACTATATTTAGGTTCAGCAATACGAATATAATCTCCGTTTTCTATTTTCGCTAAGATTTCCAAATCATAACTCATACCTCAACCTCCTCAATCTCAATACCTTCACAATTGAAAACCCATCCGAAGCCAGCATCTTCGAGTTCTTTACGGGTGTGGTGCAAGCGAAATTCTTCGCACTCTTCGAAATTGCTTAGCATCCACGTATGGCCAAATCTAAATGTCAAATATGTATTCTCTTCGGACATACCTTTCATCTTCACCAAATACCGCTTCTCTTCCTCGACCTCGTAGCCGTCAAGCCATGCACGAGCGAAATTATTTCTATTTTCAAGTTTTCTAAACCATTCGCGTAACTCTCCGGTGGCTACTTCCCAAACATACTCGAACGCATCTTCCAACTCTACGCTTTGCTCTCTTGCTCCTTCAATCACATCTGCCACAAACTGCGGAACTTTGACTTTTTCTGGTTCGTCTAGTTGATTAGCTAATTCATTCTCTACCTCTAATAAAATATAAGCACAGTCAGTGTTCGCTTGATAGCCTGCTACTTTATAAATTGAACCTTTACTAAGATTTTCCAAAAAATTATTAAGTTTCTCTACCGCTGACGTTTTTGCGTCGTCAAAAAATTCTATATATCGTTTCATTGTTCTACCTCTCAACTCACCTTGTGGCTTTCCAGATTTCCAAATTCTTGGCCATGATTTACAAAATACGAACCAATCAGAATCGCATCGGCCTCGTCGTCTTTGACGTTAAGGTCGAATTTATCCGCAACCTTAGCAACGGCCTGCAGCTTCATTGATTTTTTACTTCGGTCCTTGTAACTAAACTTCCAGTACTTGCGCCATGTCGACACGTTCACGAAGTACACATTGTCAGCAATCAATCGTCCAAGGATGATGCCTGTCACAATTCCAATACTAATCATAGACTGCTGATTTGGCCCCATGACTGAGTTCTTCTCGACCACAATTGATTCAAAATGGCAGTCGTATTTCTGGAGCGCTCTCGATTGAATAGCTCGCAATTCACTAGCCATGAAGCGCCCACGTTCAAAGAAAGATTTGCTTTTATGTTTTAAGACACCACTCTGGACAAGGTCAGAGCCGTAAAATACGGCCCATCCTGTCGCAGTAGTTGAAATGTCTAACGATAATGTCAGAAATTTCATTGCAGTTCTCCCTTGAATCCACAGAGATCAAATAGGTTTCGTTTATTACTCTCAATAAACTCAAAGAACTTCTGAAGTTCGGCCAAGTGGCGCTTTTCTCTCTTGATTCCAAGGCTCGTATGATACTCTGTCGGCATTTTAGGTGTCGCCTTAATATCTAACCAGTAGAGAGGCTCAAACACGTCACCACTTGTATCAAGAGAAGCATCTGCATCTGTATTTCTAAAATGCATCTGCATATCATATTCAATTTTATTGGTGATCGTGATGGTCTTGTCCACGATTTCAAGTGTGATATCTGTTCCTGGTATGTCGATTTTATTTAGCATTTTTTACTTCCTTTTATTTCAATTCTTTTGCGATAGCAGCAATGACATTGACTGTCACACTGTTTCCTGCTTGCTTGTATAATTGACTGTTAGAGTTGACCTCTTGCGCTTTGTCAAAAGCCCAGTCTGGAAATCCTTGCAATCTCCAACACTCACGAGGTGTTAGCTTTCTAATTCTAAAATCAGGCTCAATTACTCCTTGACTTTCTCCAGTTAAGAGGGTATTGGCTACTTGCTTCCCAACTCGTCCTCGTCTTGTTTTAGAATTTGGGTGTGATAAGTTAACACTATCCCCAACCTCTGCCTCTGAATATCCTTGAGTAGTCGCTTCCTTGATTCTTAGGATGTTGTTTTCGTGATAGCCATTGCTAGTTAAAGTAGGAGCGATGTCATATTCTCCGCCTTTATTATACCCATGACCACGCTGAATGATTTTAGGTTCAAGACCTCCACCTTGATAGGCTCGGATGGTTGGTGATATACCATCAGTATCATACACAACACCGCTTTGATTATAGTTCGGTTGCAGAATTCCAAACTGTTTTATTTCATTTTCGATTAAAACTTTCAACGGATCCTTTTGTGTCGTAGTACTACACAGAGTAGGAGCCAATGAGTCAATTGAGACGACATCACCACTTTGTGATTTTCCTTTTTTTCTAATATTCCCAACCTTGTTTATTTTTGGTTGTTCACAAGTAATCGATGCACCATCTCCGCTGAGAGGAAATAATTTTCGTCCACTTCCTCCTCTAAGATGTCCGATAATGAACACACGTTCCCGATTTTGGGGGACTCCAAAATTCTTGCTGTTAAGCACTTGCCATTCCACATTGTACCCCAATTCATCCAAGGTTGAGATAATGGTCTCGAATGTAATTCCGTTTTCGTGATTGAGGATTCCTTTAACATTCTCAAGGAATAAATATTTAGGTCTGAGAATAGATGCGAACCTAGCAATTTCAAAGAACAAAGTTCCTCGTGTATCTTCAAAACCTCGTCTGTTTCCTGCAATTGAGAAAGCTTGGCACGGAAAGCCCCCACAGATAACGTCCACACTTCCGAATCTTCGAATAGACTCATCTGTGACCCTTGTAATGTCATGTAATTCAATTTCTCCTTCTGTGTTATGTATCGCTTTATAACTGGCTCTAGCGTATTTGTCTATTTCACAAAATCCAACGCATTCATGCCCAGCGGACTCCATACCAAGACGAAAACCGCCGATGCCAGCGAATAAATCCAAAAATTTCATCTGTTTATCTAAAAAAATGCGACTGCCTTTGTGAGAATTGGCTAAATACGGGCAGTCGCTCGTCCAAGATCACATGACCGTTTTTTGACGCTTTCTAGTTCGCAGTTTTACAAGGATGCCCGGCTTGTTGATTTTTGAGTTGTTTCCAAAATGGAAATAGTTGGTTTTTGATTATTTTTCCCCTCTTAAAAGGGCAATAATTGAATGACAATAAAATCTTCCGATGTTTTTTTAACATCACAAACATAGGCATTAAGTAAGGATTCTTCAGTTTTGTATGTTGTTTGATTTTTAACACTTTCATTCCAACGAATAAATCGAGGTTTTAGTCCGGGCCAACCAGAACGGCCAAACAAAGCAATACACTCATCTTTATCTTGATGTATTGCAAATGTGATGCCATGAGGACAACCTGTGTCGTGAGTTTCTAGTATGTCTTTTACTTGTTTACTCATACTTACCACCCACATTGCTCATTGAGTTCAGCCTGAGTCAATGGCTCAATACGTTGATAACCGCTGACTTGATAGTTCTTTTTAAAATCAAATCCGAGTTGACTTAGACCAGCCTTGAAACGGTCTTTTTCGGCTGTGTCTACAAAATACACCTCTAAAGTCATTTTTTGGGTATATCGTTTTAGGTTGTTTTCAGCCCCTCTAAGAGCGTTAGGCTCATTTTGGGGGATTTGCCCACCGTTCAAGATTTCGCCTGTCTCTGGGTCAAAATTTGGGGTTTCCGTTGACTTTGGAGCTTGTTCCTGCTGTTTAGTTTGTTGAGCTTCTAAAAGTTCCTGACTTTCTCGCTCTACTCGTTCTTGAGCCTGTCTGAGTTCTTCCTTTTGCTTTTCAAATTCATAGTCAGC